ACCGGGCCGGGAGACAACGACGATGTTGCCGTATTTGAAATGGTTGCTGAGGCGCTGGCAGTAAATCCCGACGCTTTTGGTCATGTTTCGTTTCACATCCCCGACGACCGCCTGCATCTTGTTTTTGATATCTACGACAAACTGTGCGGATTCGCTCATGGGCACATTGCTGGTCGTGGTTCAACCCCGCAGCAGAAGCAACAGAATTGGTGGAAAGACCACGCGTTTATGCAGTCACCGATTGGCGATGCCGAATATCTTGTAACCGCCCACTATCACCATTTGTCCGTTGTTGATCACGGCCCTCGCGTGCATTTTCAATGTCCGGCGATGGACGGCGGTTCTGTTTGGTGGGAGAACCGTGGTGGTGGGAAGTCAACGTCCGGCATTTTGACCTTTACCGTTGATCAAAACGGTTGGGATAATTTGCGGGTGTTGTGACGTTTTTTGCTTCTAACCCAAAGGAAAGGTGTAGCGGGTGTTGATAGCGTGGTCCCCCTATGACTCCCGCAACGCTTACGCAAACAAACACCACGACAACAACTCAAACGCAAACCAATTTGAAATGCAAAGCGTGTGACTGGAATCTGACTCACAAAAATGTGATGTACGGACATTGCCCACGTTGCGGACGATACATTCAGGTGTGAGATACTTATTTCATGGCTAGACCAAAAGGCAGCGCCCTCCGCATCCGCAGCATTCGTGGAGCCACTTACAAGGCAGGCAAATTGCTTGGCGACCTATCGGCTATCACCCGAGGACAGGTAGGTGGGCGCGTGACTCGTCGCCTTGCCGGAAAAGTTACAGGCCGAGGGTTGAAAATCTTCAACTAATTTGTGTTAGTATTCTTTTTGAGTAATTCGCCGCCTAGCCGCGAATAAAGGTAAGGCCCGCATAGCCGGTCAATCCGCACTCGTAAAGCAAACATGACTTGTTGTTTCAAAGCCCACAACGGGCATTGCCCACAACGGGCATTACGAGAAAGCCTAGATCGCTATGACTCGCATTACCGAAATTCTTGATGCGTGTGAGAACTCTGACCTGACTGACGTTCAGATCGGGGAGTTCCACACCGAACTTGTTGACCTTTTCGCTGCCATTCGCGAGGGCGAGGTTGAAGGCGTGGACGCCACCGACCTTGACACCCTGCGCGTGGTCGTTGAAACCACCGAACTTCTTTCCGTCGCTGCCGCCGAGCGTTTCGCTCAGGCTGAGGCTGCCGCCGCCGAGATTGCCGCTCTTGAAGCACGCCTCGTCGTGGCCGAGGTTGAGGCTCCCGCCGAAACCGAGGTTGTCGCTGAGGACGCTGCGACTGAGCCGACTGAGGCAGAGGTCGCTGAGGTTATCGCTGAGGCTGAGGCTGTCGTTGAGGCGGAAATCGCTGAGCCGGTCGTTGCTTCGGCCCCCGCTCTTGGCGAAATCGCTAAGGCTGCCCCCGTGAAGTCCCGCCCCCGTCCCGCTGCTCCGGCCAAGAACTACCGGATCATGGGTCAGAATGGTGAGATTGATGGGTTCAAGGGTCTTGCTAAGGAAATGGCTGAGACTTGGAACTCGGGTACCGCAGGCGTGTACGGAAACCGTGTCCGTGTGGCCCGCATCGCCGCTTCTTACTCCGAGGATCGTGTCCTGTCCGAGATGGACGGGTCCGCAACCGAGGACAAGATTCAGGCTGTTGTCGCCGCTGGGCAGAACCCCGCTTCGTGGACGGAGAGCATCGTTGCCTCAGGCGGCTGGTGCGCCCCGACCGATGTGGATTACGGCCTTGTGCAGATCAGCGAGGCTGGTCGTCCGGTGCGTGACTCGCTTCCCGCTTTCGCTGCAACTCGCGGCGGGCTTCGGGTTGCGACCTCCCCGACCCTTGCGGACATTGTGACCTCATACGATGCGTCTGATGCCGATGCCGCCATTTCGGTTTGGGACAACGCAACTGACGAGGACCCCGATGGTGCGACCAAGGGCGTTCAGTCCATTGATTGCCCCGAGTTCACCGAGTACCTGACGCAAGCAATCGTGAAGCGTCTACGGTTCGGCAACATGGGTTCACGGGCGTTCCCCGAGAACGTGGCTCAGTTCAACGAACTGGCGTTTGCCGCTCATGCTCGCGTTGCGGAAACCATTCTTCTTGACGGGATCAAGGGCGCTTCTACCGCTGTGACTGTTTCGCAGTCGTTCGGTGCGGCCCGCGATCTTGCCGAGGCGATCAAGCGTGCGGCGGTTGCTTACCGCAGCCGTCACCGTGCCCCCGGCGTGGTGCTTCGTGCGATGGTTCCCCGGTGGATCACCACCCTTGGCGATGTTGACCTCATGCGTGGTCTGCAGAGCGAGGCCGCTTTCGTGGCTGAGGGCGAGTCAATCTTCCGTAGTGCGGTTGCTGTTGCGGGCGTGAACATCACGTTCTACGACGACACCCCCACCACCGGCGTTTCGCAGGTGTTCGGCGCACAGGGCGCTGGCGCTCTGAACCCGTTCCCCAGCACCGTGCAATGGGGCCTGTACGACGAGGGACACCACCTGTTCCTTGACGGCGGCACCCTTGACCTCGGCATCGTGCGTGACGCGAGCCTCAACAGCACCAACGATTACGAGACTTTCGTTGAGACTTTCGAGGGCCTCGCTCATCGTGGCGTTGAGTCGCTGTGGATCACTTCCACGGTTTGCCCGGACGGAACTTCGTCGGCGGGCATTGACGCCGAGGGCCTTTGCGCCTCCTGATATTCACTAAGACGTAGGAAGGTGGTGGATCGTGGCTGATCTGTCGTACATTACGGTTGAGGGGCCACGGTCCACCCCGCCTCGTCATAGTTTGGTTGCTTCCGCTGAGGAAGTGACTGATAATGACCGTTGGATCGCAGGTATCGCTTTTGATGCGATGGGTTGCGTTGATTACGGTGGGGCACAGTTTTATTGCCCTCCTGCTTCGGAGGAAACTCCTGAGCAGGACGCAAAAGATGAGTTCCCCGACAGTTGGGTTATTGAGTACCAGCCTTACACGCTTTACGCTGGCGATAGATGCTCACCGGCTACTTTCCGTAGTCGGGATTTCGTTGGTCGTGCTACTGCGGCTTACGAAATTGCTGAGTCTGCGGGTATGGCAAAGGAACTTTGGGAAGGAAACGTCGCTCAGGTTGCCGGTTTGCCGAATGCGTATTTGGCTAGTCCCGATGCCGATCTGATTTCAGGCGTTTTTGCCCCGTCTTATGGTCTTGTTGCTTTGCAACGAGAACTGGCAGAGGTTCTTCCGGGTCGTGCGATGATTCACGCTCCGAGGGACATTGCTTCGTTGTGGTATCAGGCTGGCATCATTCGCAAAGAAGGCCCGCTTCTGTTGGACGCTTTCGACAACCTCATTGTTGCCGATAACGGGTACAGCGGATCGGGTCCCAACGGCGATGCTCGCACCGATACGACAGCGTTTGTTTATGCGACTGACCCGGTTCAGATTCGTCGGGATAGCCGCATCAGCATTCTTCCTAACCCTGATGATTACGCGGCTGCGATGCAGCGCAACACGAACCTCATTGAGTGGCGTGCGGAGCGAATCGTTGCGGCCTACTGGAAGGGCTGCGCTCACCTTGCTATTGAAATTGATTTGTGTGAAACAGAATGTTCCACCGGTTCCTGATCTGCTATTATTCGCTTTGAACGATTTGAGGTAATGAACAAATGTCCGTTTGTGTAGGTTCTCTCCAAGTTTGCCGAATCCGTGTGGCTGGCCTCACGGCTGGTGGACTTCCCGACGCCGGTGAGGACACCGGCTACTCGTCTGACGCCATCATTCAGGCCAACGTGAACGTTGAGTTGGAGGCTGGCGACGACTTCGTGTTGAAGAACGGTTGTGGCAACCTTTGTCAGACGTTCAAGGACGTTGACCGTGTGAAGCGCGTCAACCTTGATATGGAGTTCTGCCAGTTGGATTCAGAACTCGTTGGTCTGCTTGTCGGCGCTGAAACGTTCTACGATCAGGCCGAGGCTGTTACCATCGGTGCTGCGCTGCCTTCTTCGACGGCTACGGCCCCGAACGGTGTCGCTCTTGAACTGTGGACGAAGGCGTGGGACAGCAACCAGCACGCCAACGCAAGCCTTATCGGTGGCGACGCCAACGATGTTCTTTACTTCCGTTGGTTCTTCCCGAAGGTTCAGTTCCAGTTGGGTCAGTTGACCTTGCAGAACGACATTCTTCGTATCCCGGTGACCGGTTACGGTCAGGAAAACGCCGAGATGCCCGCAGATGGCCCGTATCAGGATTTCCCGACCGCTGTTGTGGATGCCGGTGGCATCACCACCGCAGGCGGCTGGTTCCTTGATGACGAGATTCCCGAGGCCAACTGTGGCTACATTGAGGTTCCCACTCCGGCTTCCTGATAATCCGGGGGAGGTCCGGTGACTGTTCAACCGCGACCGTGGATCACTCTTGCTGACCTAACGGACGAAGATTATTCGGACGTTTTGTGTCCGTTGCCGGAAAGCGTCAATGACGTTGCGGCACAGGCAGGTATTGATATTGCCACCGCCGTTCTGTATGAAATGACAGGGCGGCGGTGGTCCGGTACCGCTGTCTCAATTGTTCGTCCTTCTGCTGAGGACACTTCGACGGACATTATTGTCCCCGGTTGGGTCGAAGGTTGGGGCAAGTTTGATGGTTCTACGGAATCTTGCACGCCTACACACAAGTTGGATTTGGGTTATTTCCCTGTCATTTCTGTTGATTCTGTGCGTATCAACGGCGCTGTAGTTTCTGCTTCTACTTACCAGTTGCAGGAACAACGGTATTTGGTGAGAACAGACGGGAATGATTGGCCTTGCACGCAAAACTGGCTTTTGCCTGCGACTGATCCGAACACTTTTGCTGTGACCATCACACATGGCATTGAGCCGCCCGAAGCGGGCAAATTGGCTTGTGCCGTGTATGCGGCAGAACTGGCGAAGTCTTTCTGCAATTTGGATTGCGCTTTGCCGCAACGCACCCAATACATGACCCGTCAGGGCATCTCAACGATCCTTATGGACCCCCTCAACGTTATTGAGCGGGGAATGATCGGGCTTCCTACCGTGGACGCATGGATCAAGGCTGTGAACCCACACAGGCGCCGTAAGCGGGCAATGATGGTTTCGGGTCGCAATGTTGAGGACCCGTATTGCCGTCCCCCGCTATCCGTTTCTCGTCTTGGGGTGGATTATTACGCTTATCCGTATCGGGAAGTGAATTGTTTCTGTGGCAGACCTAAGTTCTCTTGCGGCTGCGATTGAAAGTCGCGCCCAAGAAATTGTTGAAGAAGCGGCTCAAAACGCTGGCGGTCGTTTAGATCGTATTGCCCCTCGTTCGGGGGACAACATCGGTGAAACTCTTGCTGAAACGCAGGAAATTTCTGAGGTTCGCCAGCAGGGAACTTTGTTCAGCGTTGAAATCGCTTATACGGCTGAGTATGCGGAAACCACCGATCAGGGCGGCAGCGATTACTACTGGATTTTTCCGGTCGAAGCAGAACGCTTGGTTTTTGAAGGTACAAACGATTGGGCTGGAAAAATCATTTATACAAGTGCGGTTTTTCATCCACCCCAGCGTGGAACCCGGTGGTTTACTGACACAATGAAAGAAGATATTTGGCCTTCGGGTCGCTAAAACCGTGGGTTAGGATAGGTGCGTGAACCCGACTTACATTTGGGAATTGTCCCAAGAACTTTTTGATATTGCTGTTGCGGCGATTGATCCATCACGGACAGGTCAGGACGTTCCTGATCACCGGTTCATTCATCATGGGCAACCGGTGGTTGAGTTTTGCGACGGCGGCACTATGGCCCTGTGGCACACCCCCATTGAGTTTCGGCAAGTCGGGCGTTACGACGCCCCTCAAATTCAGACTGTTACAACTTTCAACGTTGATTTGTGGCGGTGTTGGCCTGTTGGAAATAATATTCCACCATCGCTTGAACGCATCGAAGATGCGGTTAGACTCTTGCAGATAGACGCTTGGTGCTTGATTGAAGGAATGCAATCCGGGCTGGCTCCTTTGGCCGCTTGCGAATTGGTCCAATATCAAGAAATTCGGGCGTTGGGACCTTTGGGGGGTATGGCCGGTTGGCGTATGCCTGTCACCATTGGTCTTTCAGGCAAGACACCTTCATTGTAAAAGGAGCCAATAATGGCAGACACTTCGGTCACTATTTGTGGCAACGCGACTAATGCGCCTGAACAGCGGTACACGCAGTCAGGTATGGCGGTTGCTTCGTTTGGTGTGGCGGTTTCGTCACGCAAGAAGAACGCTTCCGGTGAATGGGAGGACGGCGAAACATCGTTTTTTGATGTGTCGTGTTTCGGTCGTTTGGCTGAAAACGTTTCTGAGTCCGTTCAGAAGGGCAAGCGTGTTGTCGTCGCAGGCGTTTTGAAGCAGTCGTCGTGGGAAAGTGACGGCGGGCGGCGAACAAAGGTTGAGATTGTCGCTGACGATGTGGCGCTCTCAATGAAGTGGGACAGTTATGCAAATGATGGTGGGGCAACACCCAAGGTTCGTGCCGCCGCTATCGCCAATGATGACGAACCGTTCTAAGGAGAACGAAAATGGCTACAAAGATCAAGAATGACGCCTGCGAACTGCTTGATGACGGCAAGGTGCGTGTGACGTTTGGTGGTGCTTCCCGCACCCTTGAACGCCCGAAGATCGGGCAGATGAAGCGTTACAACGCCGATCTTATGGACCTCGCCAAGCATCAGAACGATGCCCGTGAATCGGGTGCCGATATGAACCTTGATGATGTTATTCAGGGGACGTTGGAATGGTGGACGCAGGTTATTGACGAGTTGAAGGGCGAGGACGAACTGCCTTGCCCGTCCGATCCTGACGAGTTCCCGATGTGGCTTATGAACTCTGACCTCATTGTGAAGGTTCAGGCTCATTGGCGGGAAGTCCCTTACATCTCTGGCGGGAAGTAGGGCGGAACCGGTCAGAGTTTCCTGAGTTGGGGGAGCCGCCCCCTACTGCCCTCGCTGGAACACCTTTTGAATGGTTCGCCTTGATTTATAGGCAATGCGCCGTCAATTTTGGGTGGACTCCCGCTCAGGTAGACGCTATGGAGGTTTGGGAGGTCGGTGCCGCTTTGGGTGCGGCGACCGGCGATTTGGAAGATTGGCAAGAGGATCGCGCCCGTTTAGAGGCTGAGTTGGAGCGGGAATCCGACACTCCGGGTGCTATGCCACAGAGAGTAAAATCCGGTAGGGACATTTTGGCGCAGAGGGTTGCTGCTTCGCGTGGCGAGGCACCTGACCCGGAAGCGCCTGTAATGCACCAGTTACAAATGGCGAGCATTATGAGGACTCTCGGTGGCAATTAGAGAAGAACTTGAACTTGATATTAGTTCTGCTCTCGCGAGCATCGAAGAAGTCGGTGCTGCGCTTACTGCTGTTGCCGACCAGTTCCGGCAGTCAATTTTCCAAGCGGTTGATGCTTTGGCTCAGGGTATTCCCGCTTTTCAAATTCCTGTTGAAGTTATTGTCGCAAGTAGTGATCTTGGGCAAGTTGTAAATCAAGGTTTGAGCGAAAACGATGGCGAAACTATCAATACCAATATTACTGGTGATACTTCGTCCGTCCAAGAATCTTTTGAGGATTCGTTACGAAACGCCGCTGCTCAACCTTTGGATTTGGCTCCTGCGAACATTGAAGGGAATTTGGTAAACGCAGAGCAACTTTCTTTCGATTTCTTCGAAGCGGCATCGGGCGGCGGCGAAACCTTAGAATTCAACGCTGAACTGCAACCCGAAATCAACTTAGAAGGAATTCAAGACAGCATCACTCAAGTTTTTGCTGAGCCACCGCCCATCGAACCCGAAGCGGATTTGTCCGGCGCTCTTGCTGATTACGATGCTTTTGTTGACCAGTTGAACAACCCGGTAGAGATTCCTGTAGCCGTTGATGAAGGGGCGGCAGAGCAAGCAGATAAAACCACGGAAGCGGTCAAAAAAACGGAAGAAAGTTTTGACGGTGCTGCCGCCGCTGTTGGCGCTTTAGCGGTTGGGGCAAAGATTGGTGTGTCTGCGCTTGCTTTGACTGCCGCCACCGCCACCGGTTTGTTTGTTTCTGCGGTGGAAGCAGAAGGCGCAGTTATTTCTTTCAATCAAACGCTTGGAGAACTTGCACCAGCGATCAGAAACGTTGACGTAAATGGTCTAAACACCGATTTGGGTGATTTGGCTATTCAACTTGGTTCTGATGACGAAGCGGCCCTCGGGGTTGCTCAACGCTTTGGGTTGCTTGGCATTACTGCCGGTGCCGCCGCAGACGACATTTCTACTGCGAATAATCAGTTGTTTGCGGTGGCAGCAAATCTTCGCGCCACAAATCCGGCGTTGGGAGAGTTGGACCAAATCGCTTCTCGTGCCGGTACTGCTTTTATCCGTGGTGGCCGTGCCGCTACCGCTTTGGGTTTGAGTTTGACAAGTCAAGAAATCCGGGCGCGTGCCGCAGAGCAAACAGGCAAAGAACTGAACTCCGCATTCACGCAGTTTGAATTGTTTGCTGCTGGCGCTTCGCTCGCGTCTGAACAATTTGGTTCTGCGATTGAACGCAACGTTGCTTTGGCGGCGCAAAACCCGATTATTGCGCTCAGCAACCTAAAAGTCCTTTTTGCTGACACATTGGAAGAATTCGGTAAGCCGCTTGTTGTTCCGATTCTTGCGATCCTTACAGATTTGGTTCCTGTTGCCACAAGCGTAGTTGGCGTGATTGGCGATTTGGCTTTGGCGTTGCTGCCGATTGCGGATCGTCTTTTTGAAGCGTTGGTTCCGATCACGACACAATTGGTTGATACTTTCAACAACTTGATTGACCGGCTGCAACCAACTTTTGATGCTTTGGCTGATGCGGTCGGAAATCTCGTGACCGCTTTTGAGCCGCTCTTTGATATTTTCGGTGGCGCTTTTGCAGGCTTGATCGAAGGATTTGCGTTTCTTGTCACGCCGGTCATTGAAGCATTTGCAGCCTTGACAGAAGCAACTGGCGCAGCGATACCAGTTGTTTTCTTGCTTTATCAAACCATTGAAACTCTAGGTTCTGCACGAGCATTCAAAACTTTGGCTCCCGCCCTATTTGGAATCATTCAAAACATTTACCAATACATCGCTACGGTTCAAACTGCGGTGATTGTCACCGCACCATATATCGCTGCTGCGGCTGCTTTGGCGGCTGCTATTGGTTTTTTGATCGCCAAAAGTCGTGAAACTCCCCCCGTTTTTGATGATGTTATTCAGTCTACGTTGGCTACCGCTTCTGCGATTACTGATGTTGAGGCAGCGGTTCTTGCGTATACGACTGCCCTAAGCGATTATGTGACCGAATCGGAAATTTTGAAAAATGAGAAGTTGGTAGAAGCACTTGCTGAAACGGGAATTTCGATTGAGCAATTTCAAGGTTTTGTTGAGGGTGGCTCGCAAGGTTTGAATGAGTTCTTGCAAGCCCTCGCCTCTATTAGCGACGGCGGGGTTTTGAGAAGTTATGCCGGTGGCGTGGAATACACCGCTGAACAAATTGCCAAGTTGACGGACGCTGAACGCGAAGCGTTATTCCTTACTCGTGATACAACCGGCGCAAGAAATACTATTGCTGACGAATACAATCGTTTGACCGGAAGTTATGGGGCGACTAACGAAGCAGCATTCAATTTGCTTGTCACCCAAAATCAACTTAGCGATCAATTCAGAAGGGACACGATCCAAGCCGTCACGAACGCCGAAACGGGACAAATTGATTACAAGGCTGCGATCCAAAGAACCAATGATGAAATAGTGAGGCAGAAACGTTCTCAAGATGAAGCGAATCTTGCTTCCGGTCAGGCCGCTGCCGATTTGCAGACTTTGGGCACGCAACTCGATTCTTACCGGCAGCAATTGGCGTTGGGTGCTGATTCGACAAGGATTTTGAGTGAGGCGACACTCGCTTTTGGCGGCGATGCTGAGGCTGCACAAAAGTTTGTTGACGATTTTACAAAAGAAGTCCAAGAGTTTACCGACACGGTTGTCGGTAACGTCCCTTCCGTCATTGACGCGTTTAGCGAACTGAGTCGCGAGGAAGGCGGTTCTTTTGCTGAGATTTCAGCGAATCTTGATAAAAATCTTCAAGATACGTTGAACTGGTCGGACACCTTGATTCGTCTTTCGGAAGAAAACCGTCTTGGTATTTTGCAAGTTGCGGCACAGGTCGGTGCTGAACGGACAGCGATTTTGCTAGAGGCGTACGGTGGCGATGAGGCAGAGTTGGACGCCCATTTGCAGCGCATGTTTGCCATTGAGGAAAATGCTCGTAACGAAGCCCGTATTGCTGCTGCGATTGCTTATGCAAGCCGTTTTGGTTTGGAAGGCGAGCAATTAGACGAATTGGCTAATCTGCTGCGTTTGAAAGCCCCGTGGCTTCCCATTACCCAAGAAGATATTGACGCTGCGCTTGGGTATGTCAAAGATAAACAACCTGAATTTGAAATCGAAACAGAGGTTTTGGCGCAGGGCAGTCGTGCCGGTTGGGATCGCGGATTCCGAGGTTTGGACGCATTTGACCCTGCGAACCCTCTTGCGGACCGTGTGCAAGAACAGGGTGAGGCTGCTGTCGCCACGGCAGAGGAACAGGGCGCTGCTGCTGGTACTGCTTATGTGGAAAGCGCAAGTGAAACTGTTGCGAACAACGGCGGGGTTCTCGCCACCAACTTTGCGGTCATTCTCGCCAACGCTTCAAGCCGATCAGAATTCTTTGCCCGTCTTGTAGGCATTTTTGCTGGGGCGCGAATCATAGATGGTTTGGAAGAAACACTTCAAAATGGTGTGCCGTCTTTGACGCAAACCGTGAACGATGTTTTGTTGCGGGTATCTGCCGATACGTCTTTTGCGTCGCTATACACCGGGTTTGTTATTGCGAGCGGTATCGGTAGGGGCGCTTACGATAATCGTGCTTTTATTGGTGACGAACTGGTTCGTGGTTTCACTTACGTTGTTGAGAATTACAGCGACGAAGCGGATATGACCGGTTGGTATTTGGGTTCTGCTTTGGCGGAAGGTTTGAAGCGCGGTTTGCGTGACAATGCTTCGTCTGTTGCTCAGGTGGCCGCTCAAATTATTCGTGATGCGGAAGAAGCGGCAAAAGCGGAGGCCGAAACCGAATCTCCTTCTAAGGTTTGGGAAGGGATCGGTCGTGATCTTGTGAATGGTTTGGCCCGAGGTTTGGAACGGACTTCTCCGGTGTCTGATCGGGCGGCTGCGAACGTGATTGGTTCTGCTGGCAATGTTGGCGGCGGTGGTGGCGGGGTTAGTAATATTTCGGTGACGGTTCCTGTGACGATCAACGGTAATGCTGATCCGGCTATGGGTTCTCAGATTGGTCGTGCGGCGGCGACGGAGTTGCGTCGTGTGTTGCAGTTGGAAGCGAGAATGGCATGAGTTGGAATCCTAACGCTGATACTGATTGCGCTTTTGGTTTGGAGTGGGCACCGCTGCGCGAAGTTGATCGTCCTGTTGGTGGGACTGGTGAAACTTCTTATTCGTGGGTTATGGAATCTACGGCTACGGAAACTGTCACGAAGATGTGGACTTTTTCTTCTGTTGCTGTTCCGAACGCGTATGACGTTATTGATATTTATGATGCGGCCACGGTTCAGCCGGTAAATCGAACGGTTGACCGGTATTCGTACACGGACGACGCAGATTCTTCTCTGTTTATTCGTCCGACCGGTGGCCGTTGGTATTCCGCCAATTCGCGTGTCGAATCGGTTGATCAGACACGAATGGACGATGTTTCTCCCACCCCTGACAAATGGGTGAATTTGTTGGGTGATCCTTCGGTCGAAGGTTTGTACGCAGGCTATTTGAATTTGATTGGACCGGTATTTGATGATCCGGTGCCTGTTATCAACCGTCAGTTTCTTGGCTTGGTTCCTACGCCACTCACTCCGGTTGCCGGCGATTACACTTCTTCGTTTTCTCAATGGGCTTTTTATGTTGATGATTTGGAATCGGGTGTTGGTGGGCAACGCATTATTGGTTTGACGGTTGCCTGTTTGTGCCAGCGCATTGTTGAGCCGAGGGCAAGATCGGGCGAATACGATCAGCCTTACCGGATTCGACCCGCTATTTCGGTGGACGGCATTATCCGGTGGGGTCAGGCACAAATCATGCCGTCCTCCCCGTCCGTAGTTTCTTACACTTGGTATCAAAACCCGAATACTGGCCGTGCTTGGACAGAAGCCGAGTTGGAGGATTTCAACACAACCGAGCAAGACAATTCGGTGATGTGGCTTATGTCGCGTCCTAATGATCCTGAGGTTCGTCAGGTTACCGCTGGTGTGATTTATGAGGCTTGGGCTGATGTTGAAGTTGTGACGGAAACTCGTGCCGCGCAAGCGATCCGTGTTGACGATCAGCAGTTCTTTGGTTGGAACGAATGGGACGTTGAAACGATTGGTGGCACGGATTGGGTGAAGGGTTCAGGCAACTCCTATTTGTTCAATGCTCGCATTTTTCAGCAGCAATCAGTTGATTGGCGTCCTGCTCTTTCCACACAAGGTTTGTCTATTAGGGCTTTGGGCGACGGTTCAGGCCCTCAAAACGGGGTGTATGAAACACAACCCGAGTTTCTTTATGGGATTCCTCGCACGGTTGGGAATCAAACAGATTATGCGCCCGCGGTGGTTTTGTATGACGATGATGCGAATGCTTTGTCAGATGATGGGCAGCCGTATGCGTATATCACGGACGGCGACGGCGAGTTGGGTTTGGTGCGTGATCCTGACCGCCCTCAACTTTGGCAAGGCGTGACGTTCACGCCTCAGGTCGGCGTTGATTACAAAGTCAGGTTTTGGGCACGTTCAATAACTGAGGCGCAGCCTGACAGTTTCATGGTCGTTTATGTGGTGGATTCAAACTATGTTCTTGAAGCGACTTCTCCTATTATCCGACCTTCGGATTTGCAATTTCCCGGCAAGTGGCAGAAGTTTGAATTGGAATTGGTTGAGGACGCTTGGAATACTTCCGATAGCGATCACATCGTCATGTTCGTTGTATACGGGGGCGGTTCAGAAGGCTGGCAAGTGCTGACCTTGAATACCGGCATTACCCGCCCCAACGCAACTATCGCTAGCGAAGATGTTGATGTTGTCACCTATGGCGGTGACGCGTATTACGCCGCTGGCGGCGATGTGGAAGGCAACCCCGGTGGCGATCCGTGGGTTCTTCGTGAAGATGCCGATGTTTCGGTGGTTGTGGGGGCGACACCTGAAATGCCGACAGGCTTTTCCGCAACTTACGTTGATTTCGATACGGGCGTTTATGGGCCTTCGGTCACATTGGAATGGGACGGTCAAGACGACCCTGACGACTGTTCGCTGCTCGGGTATTACGAGATTCAGCGCAAAACTCTTGTGGTCAGCGGCAACAATTTTGATACCGGTTGGCAAACCATTTTTTACGCTGACGTTGACGGAACAGAAGAAACGTATTCGGTGTCAGATTATGAAGCAAACCGCAGTTCGTTGGGGGTGTCCGAAAACCATTACCGAATCAGATTGGTAAGCGATATCGGTTTCACTTCCGAGTGGAGCGAAGAAATCGAAATCGTTATCCCCGATGACGAACGTTGCGGATACTTTTTGTCTACAAACGAAGTGCCGCCGTTGAATCTGTGGTTCAACGATGTTGGTACCCGTTCCTACGAATTCCTAGAAACTGTTTCCTACTATGAGTTTGAGGGGCGTGACGGCGCTGTAGAGGCCCGTGGACTGACTGACCGTTTGGACCAGTTCGCCGTTGATTTCCTTTTGACGGCGGCGGGGGCAGCGAATTTCACACCCGACATTTCAACTTTCGATAACCAAGGCCGACGCATTTTCGACAGACTGCTTTTTCTCGCCGGAAACAAACGTCCGCTCAGCGAACCCTTTACACAACTGGTGCGTCTGCCTTATGTTTGCGTGACGGACAATAACGGCAACCGTTGGTTCAGCAGCATTCAAACACCTACCGGTGTTGATACTGAACCGGGAAGCCAGTATCGGATGCAGACAACTATCCGCGAGTTGACTCGGACACCTTCACCGGTCACGGTTGTTGATTCGGGCGATGGTGTGCTTATCTCCTTGCAACTTCTTGCCATTCTTGCCCCGGCCTTGGAGCCGCCGACCCCTCCGGCACCGTTTGTGCCCTCATCGTGACTGCGTTCGCTGTTGAATGGGCTGTAGCGGACAGCACCGGCGCTTTGACCGGTGTTATCGCTGGGAGCGGGGGAACGCTGTCTTGGGACGGTAGCGCCACCGTTCAAAGGGTGGCGCGTGGCGTAACTTTTGAAACTTCTGAATGGGCGCAGATAGACAAATTGAATGACTGGCTTGTTCCGGTTTTCAAAAGGTCAGATGGTTCCGCTGTTCGACTTGGAATGTTGGCTGTTGCTTCTGATCAGCAAAGGTTTTTGGGCGATGGTTTGCTGGCCCCTGCCGAACCGTATTTGGTGGATCACGGTTCTTTTTTGGCGACTGCTTCTCCTTACAATTTGTCGGGCAGGGTCGGAGAGTCCATTTCGGACGCTTTGATCCGCATTTGCGATATTGCCGGGATTGAACGTCGCATTATTGAACCTTCGGGCGAAGTGCTTGGTGAACCGGTTGCGTATCCGGTTGGCAGCACTTTTGAAAACGCGTTGAATGGTTTGTGTGTCCTCGCCGGGTTTCTGCCTCCGCATTTTGACCGTGATGGTGTGTTGCGGTTGAGGCCACTTTCCCCGAACAACGCTGAACCTGCCGCCACCTATGACGGTTCTTCAATTGTGTTTGATACAAGAGTTGAGGGTTCGGATTATTTGGACGCACCCAACGTTTTTATAGTTGTCGGTTCGGGCGCTCAGGACGGGGCGGTTGTGGCAACTGCCGAAGTGCCGTCGAATGCACCGAATAGTGTTGTGCGCCGCAATGGGCGACGAATCGCTCAGGTGATTCGCGAGCAAGGCATTGATAATGTTTATCAGGCTCAGCAGTTGGCGGAATTGGTGGCGTCAACTTCGGTGGCGAGTTACCGAACAATCAATTTTGGTGCTGTTCCAAATCCGGCGCATGATTGTTTCGCTCTTGTCGAAGTGAACAATACGATTTATCGCGAGTTGTCTTGGGATTTTGATATGTCGGTTGGTGGTCTTATGTCGCACACGGTTGTTTCTGAATTGAGGTTGACGTAATGGACGTTCAGGACATTCGGCTTGTTGTGCAAGCGATGGAGGCACGCCCTTCTGATATCCCGTCATTATTGCCGGGAACTATTTCTGAGGTTTCGGAAGATGGTTCTACGGCGATTCTTGTGATGGACAGCGATCCTGATGGGATTACTGTTCAGGCCCGCATGTTGTTTGCCGATTTGGGTGAGGGCGACCGGGCGATGGTGATGTTTGATCCGCCTAGAGGCGTGTATGTCGTTGGCACTATCGGCAGAAGAACCGAAGCCGGACAAATTGTTGTTGATTATGCACAGGACGTAGACGACATTTTGATCGAAACAGACGAAACTCAACTTATAGAGTTTCCAAGTTTTACGTTTTATGCAGAACCCAACAGGATGTATAGATTTGATTTGACTGCTTCTTTATATGTGCAGGCCGGAGGTTGGAACGGCTGTTTTGATTTTCAACCACAGATTGATTTGTCCCCTTGGTACTTTCCCGGCCCAAACGGATCTACCAGTTTTTATCTTGATTACCAAACCTGTGCTTACGACAGCCAGCAGTCTCGAATTACGGGAACAGTTTTTGGTACGACCTCTTACCCGGAAGCCACACTTCAAACGGTTGATGTATTTACTTATTTGAAAATAGATGATCCTTCAAGTGTCGGTTGCTATACATTTATTCATGTTTTGGTGACGGACAGCGGCCCAATCAACGCCGCACAATTCATTAGATAGAATTATTGAATGACTTCGTATTATCTTCTTGATCACCCTCCGGCGATCCAACAGTTTCACACGACACGCGCCAACCCAATGACGGGCGGCGTTCTTGTCCACACCACAGAATCAATTATGGACAACGTGGGGCCGGACACCGGGGCTGAAAACGTTGCAGCCTATATCGCTCGCAGAACCGAATACGGTTCTTATCATGTGATCGTTGATTCGGATTCGACGGTATTTTTGATGCCGGACTCGTACACGGCTTTTCATTGTGAGGTCAAGAACTTCAATAGCCGCACTTGGGGAATTTCTTTTGCTTGCCGCAGCACCGATCTTGACGTTAGTAATGCTTGGACCCAAGCGGCAGTAAAGCGTGCCGCCAATGAAATCTATGCGTTTTGGATTCGCAACAATTTCGATCCGATAACATCAGCCAACTTCATTCCTGCGGATCAAACACTTTTTGCCGCCGGATTGACAACGCACGGTGACGCCCAGCCATACAACCGCAGCGACGCTTGGACGAAGCACCCGCAACGAGGGCAACTTCAAGCCATGCTGATTCGCGGTATCCTAGAAAACGTAAATCCACCTGATCCTGAGGACGACGAGATGAAGCCTGTAGAAATGTGGCGTGACCCCAAAGACGGCTCTATTTGGCTGTTTTGGACCGGGCCGTACCGTACTGGCCTCAAAACGCAAGAAGATGTGAAGGCGTATCAGTCGCTTGGTGTCCCGTTTCGTGGCGATTTCCCGAACGCCGAGTTCGGAGCGATGAAGATTCGCAACACGCATTGGTTGAAAACTGGCTGATCATGGAAGATTTGTGGTCACACCCGCTTGTCGTGGCGACATACGCTGCGATGTTTTCAATGGTGGTTGGTGGTATTCGCGCTGTTATAAAACTGTTTGATCGGGTTACCGATCTTGAAAAATCGTTGGCTGAACTTCATAAAGATTTGGATACTTTGTCAACAGAGTTGCGGGCGCACATGGCTGATGAGTCCCGCAATGTTCAGCAGTTAGAAACGACTATCAACAATTTGGCGGCTTCTATGGGTCGCCCACAAATCGGTTTGCGTTCCGAGTAATTAGTCGTTTGGAGTTTGGCGTCGTTCGGCGGCTTCTGCTGCTTTGCGCTGTTTGCGTTTGCGGTACAGCACACGATGGTAAGCGGCCCATGCCGCTTTGCATTCCCGGCTAGGGGTTTGGCCGTTGCGGATCGCCCTCTTGTAACTGCTGACTGTGCCTAATGGTGCTGTTGGTTTCGGTCCCGGCATTTTCCTACTCGTAACTTGCGATGAAGCCTGTGACAGTTGATGCTGCCAAGACGTATTTGAGATTGTTCCAAAAATCGGGCATGTAGCGGCGCATCGCCAAGGCAAATGAGGCTGCCCAAATTGAGGCGCACCAGTCGCAACCCATCAGGTAAATAAGTTTGTCGGCGGTGCTTTGAGAAATGATTTTAGCGGTTACGGCTGTACCGATTTCTTTTTCGATGGTTTCACGCAAGGGGTTCGTGATTTCGTCGCGTGTGATTAGTCGGGTCAGCCTGTGTACGGCAAGTAAATCTAAAAGCAGGTTCATGTTTTGACTCCCACATAAATATCTTCGTGTCCAACCCGAAGTTCGTGATTTTGCCCGTACCGCATTCTTGGGGTTTCTACCGGAATGCGGTACTTCCACTCTATCCCTAGTTGGGTGAGTGTGGCGGTGTGGAAAGCCGTTACTGGCATGACCAACCCTTTTCTGATGTGATCAGAAATGTTTAGAACAAAAATGCCTTTAGGTTTCAGAACACGAACCGCTTCTTGCCACGCTTTGCCATGAAGATCACGGTATTGCTTGCCCCATTGCATAGCGCCAGCGTTCCCTTCGGTTAGTTTCCTTCCTAAACGGTGCGTGTAGGTAAGGCGCTTGTATTCGTTGCGCCCTTTTTGGTCGCAGTTGTCGCACCCATTACCTAAGCACCTTTTACAGCGTTCTGTTGCGTTGTGACAGTCCGACATTCGGTTTCCGTACACCGGGCTAGTGAACACGGCGTCAAAGGCGTGCTGAGGAAATGGAAGGCGTGTGGCATCGCCACGAATAGTGTCGGGGTGCTGACCGGCCCATTCTTCTTCCAGTTCGACGCCAACAGTCCGCAATTTGTCGTGGGCGATTTTATGTATGTTCCCAACGCCCGCAAACGGGTCTAAGGCGATACCGGTGATGCCAGTCGCCAGTTCTTGCATAAGTTCAAGAATGCGGTTCGTGTATTGGGCCGGGTGGTTGGTCACGGCATTGTCCTTGCGAACTCTGCTTCTGCGCGTTCTGCGGCGACCCACGATTGCCAAGCAGACAATTGTTGCCGATTTGATCTGACGGCCTCTAGAGCAGACTGACGTTTGCCTTCTGCCAAATCTCTGTTTCGGCGTTCTGCGGCGGTGGCCGAATCAACTATGGCCTCTCGTTCGGCAACCACATACCCCTGACCTGCTGTTTGAACCCATGCCCGCCCACGCGCTAACCGATAATCGTGTTCTGCTTCGGCAAGTTCTTGTGCTGCTTCCCGTAAAACGTCTAGGCCGCGATCAATGTTGCGAGACAGGCGGATCATTTCTTTCTGATTCTCGCTAGACATAACTGCTTCGCCTCCACACGGCCCGCATCGCTTCCCGCTCCCTGATTGACTTGCCGCCCCATACACCGAACTCTTGATCTGTTCTTAGGGCGTAAGCCAAACAGTCGTCGGTTACGGGACATTCAGCGCAGATTTTGCGCGCCCTGTTCATGCTTTGGGAGTCGCCTCTGCCCGGAAAAAACATTGATGTGTCTTTGTCCCGGCAAGCCGCTTTAGACACCCAAGAAGTGTCACCCTCCCTGTATCCAAGAAGGTTGTGAGCCACGGTTGTCAGCGCAGAACGCTGGCGTTCCCGGTATTCCTTCACATTGTCTGCGTTTGCTCTTTTGCAACGGGCGCACCGACAACCCGTTCGGTAGCCGCGCATCGTTCCACAATCATCCGTCAATTCCTTGCTCCTTCACCCATTCCAATATCGCTAATGCTGCACTTCGACTAGAGAGATGCCCCGAGTCCGGTTGGATAGCATACACGGACCGGGCAACCTCTCTGCGCCGCTCCGCATAAATTGGATCAAACGCTTTCGCCAACCCTTCTGCCAAAGATTCGTTTGGTCGCACAACCGGCCCAACATCTGCGTAATCCCAAAAGCGCAAACCGTGTGAAACCCCTTTGCGCCATTTTGCTGACTCCATCAAGACAACGGGAATGTCTAGAGCCGCTGCTTCAAAAATGATTGAACTGTTATCTATAAACAAAACGTCAATTCGTTTGACGACCTGATCCCATTCTTTTACAACGTCAACTTTTTGGTCCAGCCAGTATGGAAACAGATAGTTCCAAGCCTTCGGATGGCCGTGCCCAACAACGTCATAACCGCACACTCGCGAGTAGTGCAGAAAATCTTTCATTTGATCAGAGAATTCCCCAAAGGCCGAACCGCTTTCCGGCGTTATTTGGCAGTCCCAATGGAAAGACACGCCAATAGTCGGTGTCTTGAACCCCTTTTTGACTCTGCGATTCACAAAAAGATCATCTAAGCGCGGTGAGCCAACAACCGCCACAGAACTAGACGGATAGGCGTCAAGGTTTCTTTTAGCCACTTCGTTGTTAGGGCAGATAAACAAACCAACTTTGTTTCGGTTCCTGCCACCGGAATAGCCGCCATGAATAGATCCGTCCTCACGAACGTAAGTTTGTCCTGCCCCGTGTTCAACAAAAATGATTGGCCTTTTGCTCATTTTTACTAGGTCCGAATACCCGGCAACGATCATCGGTTCGTTATTGCGTAAGGCGAGTGCGGTCTGACCGTTTGAGCGACTTAGTGTTGCTTCGATGCCCCAATTCGCTAAATGGTTTTTGATGGTTTGGGACGGGACAACAAACTGGCCTTTGTGTTCATTGTCCAACCGATCCCAAATAGGAGCGATGTGATCGGCGTAATGCGACCACGCTGCGTATGCGTTGATTTTGGTCATGGCAATTTTTGGAGGAAAAACTGAATGTCCCCACCGTTCCTTTTCATTCGGACCTTTTTGAATTGATAAATGTCCCCTAAGAATTGTGCGCCAAGCGGCCCATTCAAGGTTTCGCCCTTGCACCAGTAATCGAAAGTCCGGTCGGTCACAAACCGAACGTGAGTGGGATCAGTAAACGCGTTTTCGGAAGTCCAATGTGGGCAAATGATGGTCAGTCGGCCACCCGGCTTCAACACACGCCAACATTCCAATACGAAATCAATTGGCTTGCCTACATGCTCGTAAATGTGTGAAGCAAAAATGTCTGATGCGGAATCGTTGTCGAACGGCCACGGAAAAGTATCCAAGTCCATAACAACGTCCACGCCGGGAAGCGGATGATGATCACAGTTGGTCCAGCCGCCTTTCACATCTTTGCCACAACCCAAATTGATTTTCATTCCGGCCCCCATTCTCCGAACCAAACTGATCCTGCACCAATTGTGTACGGCTCCCATTTGAAACCGTTTTTGTATTCCCAAACGCCTTCGCCACGATAAACGCAGCCCCATCGGTCAGCACCGAATCCGTCAACCAATTCTGCGTCTAGCGTCCAGTTGTATCCGAGCGGGACCGTAACAAGCATTGATCCGTTTGCCGATAGAAGCGACAACAAATGTTGTATTGCTTCTGCCGGGTTACGTCTACCCGGCTCGTTGTCCCAGCCCACATGCTCAATAGTGGAAATTGCTAAAACCCAATCAAATTGTTCTCCAACTTCAAACAGGTTTGTGTTGCTTACCCATTCGTCGGTTTCCATAAGGTCAATAACTTTGTGATGTGGCTTGATGTAATGGCCGGTTACGTTGCCGACCTCCAAACCTTTGCCGCTTCTGCGTCCGAGCCAATCAAAAACGACAGGGAGTTCTATCTGCCGTTCGTTGGTGTGAGTCCAGTTGTAGGAGTGCCAAAACGGGCGCAAAGTTTTGTCCCGGTATCTAAACACTTTGCAAACCCGTTTCCCAAACCGGCAATAAACGTTCCCAAGATCGTGTCTCTGCCCATGCCCGACCTTCTTCGGAAGCACGCACAATCGGGTGAATTGTTGATCCGGCAATGGCGTCAATGCGACTGGCAAGCATTTGGGGTTCGACGCCCCACATTGGGATTTTGCCGCCCTTCATCAAACGTGGCCTTTCTCGAAACGCCGGTACCCCAATAATGGGCCATGCGGCCTGCGGGTCAACTTCCGGCATCATCACAAGGCAGCCATGACCGAACGCTTCAAAAGCGGGGAGGCAAAGTCCTGCGTAGCGGCGCGGCAGAACAACTAGATCGGCCCATTGGAAAAGAACTTTCATCGAATCCATGTATTCGGTGTTTTGCCGCATTTTGATGTTTGACGGCATTTTGCGGTGAAGCAAGTCGTTTGTTTGATTGCTTTCGTCGGGCTGGTGAACCATTACTTCCAGCGATGACGAAACGTGCTGCAACGCTTGAAGAAAAAGTTCGGTTCCGTTTCTGTCGTATTGAGCGCCACCCGAAATGTGAAGCACGCGCTTGATAGAAGTTCTTGCATTCCATTTGATCGGCGGATCGGTGGGCCAATGAACCACTTTTGATCCTTTAGGCATTCGGGATTGCAAGTAATCGGTCGGGTTCCAAACTTGCGTTGCCGTTGAACCGGAGAACAGTTCCGGCATGGCATACAAAACGGATTTCTTACCGGCGTCCTCAATGATTTTTTCTGCGTGGTTGTTGTACCAAGTCTCAGCGGTCCACCAAATGTCTGCTTGCGGAGCAAGGAATTCCCATATGTCGTCGCTAATTGGGTTGCTGACAAGAAATGTAGAAGTCCACGCTTCTTCAAAAACTATGGGCCTTGGTTCGCCACGGCAGGGTCGTGATTGGACAACAACGGTTGTCGCTGGTTTCAAGTTTCTAAATGCGTCATAGGTCAGATTGCCCAACCCGCCGTTGTCGTCACGAACCACAATCCCGAGTTTCATTTGAGTCCCCGCTCAATAGTCAATGTCAAGATTCGATGCTTGCCGTATCGCGTCACGTTCTCGGCGCAATTCTTCGCAGTAACAAAGTTCTTCCGGGTCGCAATCGTCGTAGTGGTCGTCGTGGAGGAAGCCGTCTGATGAGTAATAAGCGTCAGAAAGCGATTCTGCCTTGCGGAAACTAAATGAAGTCATTCCCCACACCTGTTTCTTCCAAAAGTGTTCTCACCCTATTATTATAGGTATGGTTACGCGCTGTCCAGTCACGACACACGGATCGCGTGTCGGCATTGGCCCCCGAATCGCTCAGAAAGGCCCCTATTTTGCGTTCTAAGGCCGTCCAGTCCCCCCAGCCGTACATCGGGACCTGATTTTCGGATTGAACGCTCAGGGCCTCTATTTTCGGCATGATCAGCAGCCCGCCACGACCGGTGGCCTCATACACCCGATCAGACCAATACAAGGACTTTTCTCTGTCCAAACAAAGGCTGTCACCAACGGTCACTTTTGCCGACCGATAAAAATCGTTCATTCTTCGGTTGCGTTCCAAACGCCGAGTATCCCCGCCGGGATTCTTGAACTTCCAACCATTTCTTTCGCACATTTCCCGCAAAGCAGCAATCAAATCGGCACGGTACGTCCATTGCTTGTGATAATGGCCGCCATTGCTGCCAATGAAAGCAACATCACATTTATCGCTTGCACGCAAACGACCCACATCTTGTGTCCAGCGCCGTCGAACCCCCGGCAACAACCACTTGTGGTTTACGCCCATTTTTTCCCAATCTTCAGCGTGCCCACCATCGGCAGTAAAGACAAAATCTGCTGCCCACATCGCAGAACGTTTCCAATTCGGACGGCTCAAACCCCAAAAAAGGTCGGCGTGCCAACCAGCCGTTACGCAATACCGTGACAGCGACGACATAAATCTTTTGCTGTGATTCAGGCGAGAAGAAATCCACAGCAACAATTCTGAACGCTTTGCCGCTTGCCGAATCTGTGCTTCGGTCGCCAATTCGTCAAGGAAAATAACGTTGAAGCCTTCCGCTTCAAATGCGTCCTTCCAATCCGCCTCAGCGTTCCACAGCCAACCCGTATAGCCGACAATTGTGATGTTGGGTTTATCGTCCGCAGCCACAGCCCGATTTAGCAACTTTCACTTGGCCGTCAGAAGTTTCAAGAAGCCACTTGTTGCGACCCACTTGCTCCACACCCAACGGAACAACTTCGTACTTGACTTTAGCGGTGCGCTTATCGAACGCCCGAAATGTGCCCGATTCATCCATGACGGCACGTTGACGGCGAAGAATTTCACCGGAAGGCAACGTCACCATGCAACCGTTTACAACAAACATGAACAAATCCTATCTCAATCGCGCCAAAGGTCGGCTAGAAACTCTGCTTGAAGGTAATGCTGGGCGAGAAGTTGGAATGCTTTTCCGACGCCGAGAAACTCGTCTGCCCGTCAGCCAACCAGCCGCCAAAGAAACAGCGTCCACTTGGTCGTCATGGTTGCCCATCGGGAATTCTTCAAGTTCTTCCAAGAAGTCAGGAATCCAGTCTCCGTCCAAAACGGTGACGCGACCCTGTTCGGCAAGCAATGACCAAATCTCTGCGCGCGTCTGCTTATCCCCCGAAGGCGCTACTCCTTCGACGCGAGCGAAGCCTGACAACGCCCGAGAGTATGCGGCGATCATTGCCTTACCTGCCGAACCCGGTTCTTTTTCAATCAACACGCGAGGCAAGGCATCTACACGGGTTTGACGCATAACTTTGTCTTGCGTTGCTCCCGGCCCCAATCGCCAACGAACAATATGTTGAATTTGCAAAACGCCGGGAACGTCCGACCCTTCAACGGGGCGGGTGCCGTCCCAAGCCAAAAGCGCACCAACCGTCCAGTCGGGATCAGGGTTGCCGTCTGATGGTTCCGTAGCCGCCAAGTCCCATGCACGAATCCGTTTCACGTTTGGCCCATCAAGAGGTTTTTCTGTAATCGGAAACCATTGCCGAGAAAAAACCGAACCGGAATCCGTCAGCAATTCCGCCATAAGTTCCTGACGCCCAAGTCGTGTTCCTTCATAACGAGAAAGAATCCGATCACGGTATTCGGCACCAAGGTTCATAAGGTTGTCGTAAGTCGTTCCACGCGTGACAACGGTTCCATCATCGTTCATAAGATCGTGAATAAGGCGCACATTTTTGGGTGTACCCGTGACCATGATTCGTGGATCAGGCGGCAGACGGCAACCAATCAGCGCCATAGCCATTGTCGTGTCCTCTTTCATACCTAAAAGGGCATCACGGAATTCTGCGGGTTCGTCGCACCAAACAAAGTGATGCTGTGGCCCACGAAGCCGAGCGGCCTTCTCTGCGCTGAACCCCTTCATTTTTGCACCGTTCGCCAAAGTCAATTCGCAGGCAACACGGTTCCATGAGTTTTCAACAGAACCATTCACCAACATTGAAGGCGGCAAAACCCGCAGAAGGCCCGATTCGCCTTCCACCATAACCAAACGAACGTTTTCTAGTGTCGGCGCTACCAGCGCCCCTCGGGGAACGCCGCCCGGAACGTCAAGAGTTTCGCAGCGGTGCTTGACCCATTCGGCACCGGCCCGAGTTTTTCCGGCACCACGACCAGCCATGAAAAGCCAAACCGACCATTGACCATCAGGTTCCAACTGTTCAGGTCGTGCCCAAAACGGCCAATACTCTTGCAAGGATTCTTGTTCGGCTTTGCTGAGACTTTGAAAAATCTCTGTGCGCTGCTCAGGGCTAAGCCCAGCAACGCGTTGCGCCAAACTTTTACTGCTGCCGGTCATTTTGACGTTCGGCCAACATATCCATCTTGGTCAGCAACTTTTGGAGAGCGTCATCAGGATTTGCCGCGTCGTCATTCTCGGGGATTTCCTCAATGTCGCGATGGCGTGCCCAACGCTGCGGGAAACTGCGCTCCAAAAACCAAGCGGACGCCTGCCAACTTCCATTCTTTCCAGCGTCACGGACCTCGCCAACTGCTTCGATTTCGGCTGCTGCGCGAGCAATGTCAACGTCACGCTTGAAAAGCAAATACTTTTGTTCGGACTCAATGGGATCGAAGCCTTCGGCAATGCGGGCTTCTTCCATTTCTCCACGGCTGATCCAAGCAGTAAACGTTGACCAGCCGATTCCGGCCTTTTGAGCAGCGACTTTCTGATAAGAACCACGACGCAAATCACGCACAATTTTTTCGTGCATCTGCTCGTCCAACTTGCCGCCCGAAGTCTTTTTTTCCATTTTTCTATTCTATCCCATGAATATTGCTGCGTATTTGAGGGCCACGATTATAAAAACCCAAGAGAACAAACTTGCAACAACAATTGTTGATGCCGCTGTCCACGCCATTTTAGACCAAGAGGTTTCTAGCCGGTAGGTCGAAAATGCTACGCAAGCAACAAAGACGCACAAAATGGCGGCAAGAGCAGCCAACGATGAAAAAACCAAGTTCATGCCAACCCCGTAAGGTCCGGCATGATTGAAGGGTAATCAGGGTGCCCGATGGACTTTTCTCTAATCGGTTGAAACTTTGATTCTTTTTCAAGGTTTTTCTTGATTATCCGCAACAAATCTAAAACAAGTTGTTCTTTTTCCTCAGTTTCGTGCATCGTATTCCTCAATTCTGCAAGGTCGGCAAGTGGTATGGCTGGTCAACCGTGCTTTCGGCCACCGGCGACCACATTTCTTGCAACGAGAAAAACGTTTCGTGCGAATGCCTTTCAATTCTGCTTGGGTAAAACCACCCCAAATGCCACGCTTCTCCACGTTTTCCAATGCTGCTTCCAAACATTGTTCTTGGACTGGACAGACTTCTATACAAATTCTTGTCATCTCGGTATCGTGATCTTGCGAATACTCCATCGGGAACCACAACTCAGGGTCCATGCCCCTGCAAGCCGCTTCTTCCCGCCAATCACCCATCATTATTGGGTGCGCTCCTGAAACCGCTGAGCGATCCCTTCTCGCATCGCAAAAACAATTATTTCGGTGGCTAATTCCGGGGCAAGGTCGGAATCAATTGACGCAAGACGAAAAAGGGCGATGCTTGTCGCCATAGGACAAAGGTAACTATCGGCGCAATGCCCGCCTAGCACAATTCCCGCTGAACGAAGTTCTTGCTCTTTTACTTCATCGGAACAAAACAAGATTGCTGAAAACGCGTCCGTCAAATCGCGTTCGGCTTGCGCCTCTCCTTCTTGTGTCCGTTCGGGGCTGTCTCCAATAAGAAGAATGTTCTCGGCATCTTGAACAATAATTTCCCCGCACATTTCTTCAAGCAGTTCCAAATCCATGCTCAAAGACTCAACAAGTTCGTTTAGAACAGAATTCTTTCTGCGTGTTTCAACAATTTCGTTTTGAAGGCGTTTTATTTTCGCCAATTCCGACCTTCGTCGCCATTCCTTGAATCTGAGCCACATAATCAAAGTTCCCCGTCAATGCTTCGTCTTGGGCGTTCAACCTCTGACCGGCCATAATTCTTTGCCCGCAAATGAAATACAGCGGCGCGACCGTTTTCGGTGATGCGACAAATCATGCGTTCGTGCCCTGATGAACCAACACCGATTTTTACCGGTTCGATAAAACCGTCACGCCGCAGATCGGAGCAACGTTTTGACGCTTCGTAAATCGTCATGCCGACTTGCTCTGCTGCCTGTTCGTCGCTCAAATCAAAAAGGTAATAGCGGCCCAACAAAGCCGCCTTTGCGCTGTGGGGCTTCAACCTCATGGCTGCTTTAGCGGAAGTTTCGGGATCGGTTTTGCGAACCTGCAACTTTGGTTCGTATTCCTCAAACAAACTCACTTGTCCAACCCCAAAACTGCTGCTGCCACATCTTCAATATCATCAAGCGCCACTAAACAAACCTCCAAATTGTCGTGAACGACAACTCCCATGAATGGTCGGTTGTCGCCAATCGGACGAGCCAATTCTGATTGATCCCGTGTTCTACGGAACGCCGTTACAGCGGCCTGAACCTGTTTGCCTTGTTTCACTTCGATACGCAAAGACGAGCGCCAAGTTTCTTCGTTTCCCCCATCTATGCCGGTGGGGATACCGAGTTTGTTCGCCACTTTGCGTTGAGCGCGTTTGCCTTTGGTTCGGGCACGCTTGCCCCTAGCAACAGGATCGCCGCAACCACGGATTCGTCGTTTGCCGTCTTTGTTCGGCTTTAGCAGCGTCCCGAAAAGCGGGCAGTCGTGTCGGCCACACTTGTCGGTGTTGCCTTCACAACTGCCCTTTTCGGGTCCCTGATGCGGGAGTTGTTCAGTCATTCAAAGAGATTCCACAAAATTGGAAGTAAGTGTTGAGAGCATTTTCAAGGGCGATAGCGGAACCCTCCCATTGCTCTGCGGTGACTTCATTGCCTGCACGCTTTTCGCGGAAAAGATATGCCGCGTAAGCCATGCTGTCGGCCATGAGTTCCATAACATCATTGATTGAAAGTTGTTCTGTGTCCATTTTTCTCCTTCCGGCAAGACGTACATCGCCTTGTCCTGCTTCTAACCATACATCAGTTGAACGGTTTGTCCAACTCTTTCCGTGACTGGTCAACCCATCGCCGCCAGTCAGCAGATCGCATCGCCGCCGCAGAAGGCCCTAAAGCCTCTTGTGGGGCGTCCGGTCGGCAAACACGACAGAAAGTAACGTCGCCGTTTGCCATAACAATGAAACCATTCTCGCAATCGCCGCATTCCCTAGAAACCGACGACCGCCTCAACTCGATTCCTAAGACTTCTCTGAACCGGGCAACCGTAGGGAACCATTCGTCCGACGCAACGATTCGTTTAGCAACTCGTACCGCCAACTCATAATCGGCGTTACCAAACTGATCAATCCAAACCAAAACAGTTTCTTCATGTAAATCAGTCCTTGGATAAGCGGCTGACAAATAAGCCAGCACTTCCGCTGTTTCACGGGCGTCCATCGCCCAGCGCTTTCAAAGGCAAGGAGCCACTTTCGACCCTGTTCAACGCAGACACAATCGAATCAAACCCCTTTGGTTGAGATTTGATGGGACCGTCAACGTACAAATCCCTGAACTTCTCCACCTGAGAACCGTCCCGCAAAGCAATGGTCAAATCATCGTAACGCTGCCCTTTTGGGTTTTTCCCCATATGGAAATCGGAAAGCGCAATACCCTGCACAGCATGAATCAAATCCAATTCGCTGAAACCTTCTGCGAACCGGGCACGAATTTTAGCCAACCTGTCTTTCGTCAAACGAGTTCGCAAAGCATCACGACCGGTGGCGATAACCCAAGCGGCCAAAATGCGTTCGGCAGATTCACGTTCGTCAATTTGACCCAACTCAACGACATTCTTGTTTGGCTTACTTACGGCTTTACTTACGGCTTTACTATTGTGGTCCCCAATTTGGGTACCACCCTCCTCCCCAATTTGGGTACCACCCTCCCCCCCATCTTGGGGAGGACACAATGCCGGGAAACTATACAAATTTGGGCGGTGGCGAGAATGGGTTCTCTCAAATCCGCCCTCGTACTGGTTCCGAGTCAATTCACCGTTCTCTTCAGCCCAAGAGATAGCCCGATGGTACGAATTGATAGAACAGTTGGCTTCCTTGCAAACCCGCTCCACATAAACCCAACCAGTTCCATCAGGATTCACATGGTTGGCAACAGAGATAAGCACGCACCTAGTCGCACCTGTCGAACGAGAGTTTGCCAACACCCAAGCAATCGCCTGAACGCTCATTGGATTTCTGCCCGTTGAATGCAGGCATCAAGGAAAGCCTTCAATTGTGCGGCGACAGAAACGAGTTGTTCCTCATCGAATTCTGCTGCACCGCCAACAAATCCAGCCGCCAAACCTGCACCTACTTCAAACGCATTTGCAATCAAATCATTATCAACAACGGTTGTGCCTTTACCTAATCCTGCACGTTCAATTGTTGAATCAAGCAATGCGTTTTTGATTGCTTCCACAGCCCAATCTTCCATCAGAACGGTCGCCCTTCATCTTTTTGCATTGTGTCGGCTACAGCAAACATAATTTCCAAAATGGTGTGCGAATCAATAGGACCCTTCTTCAATCCGCAAGCCTCCCAAGCAATCTGAGCGGCTTCTTTATCGTTGCCCGTCGCAGCAAGCACGATCTTCTTGGCCTGAGCAACAGTCACGGAATCGCCCCAAGTCTCAGGGACGCCGGGGTCAAACGATACTGCTGGCTCTGCGACCATTGCCGATTCACGTTCGTAGGAAAACGAGTCGGGGTCGGGTTCGTCTGTTGGCAGCATAAGAGATTGGAGGAGGCAGGTTCGCAATGCAACGCTCATAGCCTTAGCGACAGCCTTGTCTCCGCTGTCCATGCTTTCACCGATGGACACAGCGATCAGAGTGTCGCCTTCCGGCCCTACAAATGTGTATTCGACCATGACCGTAACTGCACGCATCTGTGTGCTGTTACGACCAACCGTGATGTTCTCAGCCTCATATGACAGGACCCTCGGAACGACAACCACATGATGCTGTCGTAGCGCAGGGCCGACAGCATTGACTACTGCGTCAATCCCGCGGAAGTTGTAATTCTGATGAGTGTTGCGTTCCGTTTTGCCAACGGCGCGCACATCTTCCATCACTTTTGCCAATGCTTCATGTACCTTCATTTGTTTTCCTTTCGGGCCAGCACGCATACAGCGTGATTCTGCCGTTATGTGTTCTCTCATGGACTAGACACCCACGGCGCTGTAGCGCCATGTAGCAACTATGGATAGCAGGATAGGTGCCCCGGTACACACCTTTGTATCTTCCGGGTTCTTGTTTCAAGCGTTCGACAACTTTTTCGTAATCAAGCGTATTGCCGCGACGCCTCTTATCAGGTTTCTTCTTCATGGAACCGTGGAGTCCACCAAACCCAAATATCCCAGCACTTCAACCCATTTTCATCACGGGTAAGACGTTGTGCAAAACCCCATTTGCGGTATCGGGCAGCAGACGCCCACCGATTCCTATCCTTCCAAGTGTTGACACGATCAACCATCAAAGGCTCATCAGGATTGCTTTTGATTTTCATTTCAATCCTGTCGTATTTGTCTTTGTGCGCGCCAACAAATCTCTTAGGGATTTTTCTGAACACCGGCACAAATTCTTCTTCCATTGTTTCCCTCATCACCCGTTACTCCTATCTCTCGTGAACTGGATTGAGTAACCGTCTTTGTTTTCCTCGCACCACTCGTCAGGGTCGTAGCCACGTTCTTTGAGGGCACCGACACGCCAAGCAGTTGACCCGGTAAACGGAACACATGCACGAATCTCGGCAACGACCTGATGCACGGCCTCTACCGGAGAGGACGGAATTTCTCCGGTTTCTTGATCAACAAGTGCATTGACCACAATCTTCCGCAAAAGTTCTTCGCTGTCCCAATTTCTGCGCGTTATTTTTGCTTTGCGTTCCACGATGCCGACACCGGAAACAACCACCTTGCGTTCCGGCATTGTGTCAGCGATGTAGTTCTTGACTGCATGTTCCAAAATTCGCAGATCGCTAAGAATCTGCTGCAAGGGTTCAAGGCCACGAATTAGCGCTTCGTAATCTCCCGCCTCTGCCAACGCTTTTGCGTCGTCAACCATTTGAGCGATGCCCAAACGGGTTGCCATGACAGAGGTTGTAGGGGCCTCTTGAAGTTTGTTTTCCGGTACTGCCGGTAACGATTGATCAGACATTCTTTTTTCTCCTTTTGGGTTCCTTCCGCTTCACAAGGCGAGAAGCCAAAACCGAATGGGTCTGCCCCCGACCGCGATGCAAGCAAAAAATATTGACAAATACTTCGGGGTTTTCACCGGCCTGCAAATTGGTGATGATACGCAGAATCCGATTTTCTGACGAGGGCGACTTGCGCCAACCGTCCACCCAAACGGATTCCCCGATCACGAACTCGCCGTTCTCTGTCTCCACTTTTTCGTGGTAGACGATGTGCGGCGGTACCGGCAATGGCACAGCACTTTTCTTCATTTGTTCTCCTTCCACACAACCATTCCTCACACTTTAGCGCACAACCTCACAAACGGCAAACCCCCCTCGGGCAAACAAGAAACCGAGGGGGGCCTACCGTGGGTGTGGAAGAAGGCCGATAGGCGAAAGGAGCAAATTCCTATCGGCGTAAAAAGGTTACCACAGCAACTTATGTATTTATGTACCCATCTCATAAATGTATTCGATGAGGCAACGGCACCCGTTGTGGTCGCCGGGGAAGAAAAACGCTGTGTCAGGGAAAGTTTCTGTATTTGAAAGAATCTCATCCTCAAATGAAACAAATTCAGTTCCATCTAGGTCCAAGTGGGGTTCAAACGTAACTCGGTCGTCCTCACCATAAACCCAACGGTAACCGCCGACAGACAGCCCCGCCGCTTGGAAATACAAGTCTGCGGTTTCCCCCGTAGCCAAAAGCCCCAACGGACGATCTTCGATATCAATAATGGCTCCACCGGAAGTGCCAACTCCCATATTGCCCCCGGCAGCAGAAAGAGCGGCACGAATTACATAAGTTGGGACAAGAGAAATCTCGTCGAATTCGCCACGGTCCTCCCCATTCAAATCAATGGGGCTGATTTTGGGGCGGTATAGCAAAGACGCTGCGACAGCAACCAAAGCGCCGGAAAGAAGAAGCCAAGCGGCGTCCCTTTCTACATTCTGCTGCTGTTCCATAAGCACAATTTCGGCCTCGCTGAGTCCGTATTCTTTGGCGAGTTGACGTACCTGTTTTTGGGCACGACGAGTCAAAGAATCAAACTGTTCACCAAAATCTTCAAATTCTTCGCCGGTAAGAAGGGAAACATTGTCGAATAGTGTTTCAACAGTTTCGCGACCCAAAACAAAAGCAACTTCGTGCGCCGGGGCAGAAGCAACCAACGCTTTCTTTTCGGGGTCACGCGAAACCCGTGACCGCACTCTTGCCCCCGCCTTCTCTAAAGCACGCTTCATTGCAGCGCTGGCAAGAATTTCCAAACGGTCCAACAGGCGTGCATCAATCGTGACAAGTCGGGCACCAAGATCAATGCGAGTTGCCGCAGCAACCAAAGTGTCAGGTTCACTACGCTCAATGTCGGCAGGATTATTTGGTTCAATCGGACGCTCAACATCAGGTGCCCGACCCCGAGGATCAGGATCAGCGGTAATGGACTCCGGCGTCGGAACACCCGGACGGACCCGAGCGACCGAATCGTCAAGCGCTTGCGTCACAGAATCAATTTCGCCCGCCGCAACTGGCGTCAACGAAAGCGCCGCCTGCTGCAACGCCATACGACGCTTATATTCCAAATCGTCAGGTGCGTCATCATCAGAAAAACCAAGCGCACGCCGGTAAGTGGAATCAGAAATAACCAGCGACGAATGACCATCTTTCGCGTTCATGCGCCGGTCAATGTGAGAAATCAAATCAATGGGATCGGACATAACGACAAGGCGCTGATCAACATCTTGACCAGTAGCAACCTGAATCGCAGGCCAAATCAAGTTGGCGGTAATCGCCCCGCAGAACAACGCTGCTGCTGGCGCGATGTGAGCCTTGTAAGCCATTTCTTCAACGGCCCACGCAGACCAATGGTTCATCTGCCCGATGCCGGAAAGAATTTCGCTTGGAAGATCAATCCCATGAGCAATACGAGTAATGAGTTCGTGACGCTGCTCAGCGGCGATCTGATCAACTTCCCGATCAAATTCGATAAGCCGCACCTGTTCCAAATCTTCGGGGTCGCCCGTCAAAATAAAAGGCGCTACAGCCGCAGCAGAGTTCGGGTCGGCAATCGGGGTGATGAAGTGGTTATAAATATCTTCAAGCGTTGATTGCGACTGTTGTTCTCGCGCCGCATCATTGTTCAAGTTTTCAGGTTCGTAATCGGGGCCTGCGTCAAGCATCGTGTCGGGCATCAACAAAATCCCTGCCGGAATCCGCGAAAGTGCTGTAGCGCGCACGTTTGCGGACAGCAACAAAAGTTCTTCGCAGAGAGAAAGCACGGAACGTAGCGGCGAATCCGGCTCGTCGGAATAGCGGGGGTGCGCTTGCCAAACACGAATGACGTAATCGTCGCCGGACAACTCAATAAGTTGATCCGTTTTCCAAAGAACGTTTTCTTTCAAATACCAACGGCTGTTCAACCAAACCAATTGTTCCGTTGAGTAAAAATCCCAGCGCTCAACACCCGTTTCTCTGTCTGTGCGGCCAACCAAATATCCTTCGCCAGCAACAAACAGGTTCACACCGTAGGCACGCAGGATTTCGTTGATGCTTCCTTCCGAGGAATGCAAACGGTCCAATGTGGAAACAGCGATTTCGTACTGTGCCCGATTGAAACCTTCGGGCGGATTTTCTAAATCAATTGGTTGAGGGGAACTGCCCGAAGATGGTTTCCAACCGATTTCAAGGCGGAGTTGCGAAAGGGCGTTGCCGTAATAGCGTGCCCCATAACGCAACTCACCGATGAGGTCATAGAAGTTCCATGCCTGCTGCTGCCATTCGACAATACGGTGATCTTCGGGGCGGTACGCAACCCCCCCATTGGGGTGCATCACTCGTTGCGAGGCGGCGACTAGAGCGCGTGGCGTGAATGTTTTTGCCGTTTGTGTCGGCTTGTTACGAAAAGCGGGAGGCATAAGTCCTCATTTTAGAGTATTTGTGTTTAGAAAAACGGAAGTTGTTTCAACGTGGAGGGTCACGGGAAACACTAGGGCACCGGGTCGGTAGTGAACTCGGCCCATGCTTCGGCCTCGTCGATGAGTGCTTGCGGTTCCAACCCAACAGCGTTAGCGGCGTCCTGCACAGTCACCACTTCGGTAACGGCGAGCAGGGTGGCGAGCGCCCCGATCGGGTCTAGCGGTGACGGGTCACGCCACACCTCAACGCTAGACACAAGGTTGCCGTCGGCGTCCCACGTTTCGTCAATGTCCAAGCGTTTCATGTGTCCCACCTTGCCCTCACCCAATAACAGAACAGGCCACTAGAGGTTCCCCCACCGGCTCCGAACGCTGTACCGGGGTTCTCCGCAACACCGAACGTTCGTGCAACCTCAGCGGTGAACCGGTACTGGTCGCTGTTGTTCATCGGGATAGTGCCCCGTGCAATGAAACCGCGATGGCCTGTGAATTGCGGTCGGGTTGCACTTGCGTCTGTCTGATACCTGAACAGGTACACACCGGGAGACAGCACAACGCTCAAAGAGGTCAGCGCCTTATCTCCCGTTGAGTCCACCGTGACGAGGCCAACGTCAGAAACCAAGTCGCCCGGTTGGAAATCGTCGCCTGCCTTGTAGATAGAGATTCGTCCCTGCGCTCCAGCCGTGCCAGCGACAGAAACCCTGACCATCATTGACGTAATTGTTATCTGTTTCTCAACTAGCACAGGTTGGTAGTAGGCGGTCGAAGCGCCTAGAAAGTTGATTGCCTGTCCGGTGCTAATGAACAACCCGGGATAGCCCCACCAGTTACTCACAGCGAAACGGTTGTTGATAGCGAGACCGGGACCGGTCGCACCCGTCGCACCGGTGGCCCCAGTGGCACCGGTAGCGCCGCTTGGACCTTGTGGTCCTGTGTCACCAGTCGGTCCTGTGTCACCGGTAGGACCTTGAACACCAGCCGCAATGTAATCCCAATAAGCGGTATTGACGGTGCCGCCAATAACCGGAGCCTCATTAGTGGAACCCGCCGTCGCAATGTACGAACCGACCGTCAAACCGACACCGGTGATCGTCCCGGTATAAACAACAATGTCACCCACCGAGTAGGTGGTCCCCGAGTTCCACTCGCCCTCCCACGTCGAGATGAACGCACCCGTTGGTCCGGTCGCCCCGGTCGCCCCGTTCGCACCCGTTGCGCCTTGCGGACCAGTTGCACCGGTCGGACCGACAGCACCCGTCGCACCGTTCGCACCGGTCGCACCCTGCGGTCCAGTTGCACCCGTGTCACCGACAGCGCCCGTGGCACCGATAGCACCTTGCGGGCCTTGCGCTCCTTGCGGACCTTGCGGACCTGCGGCACCCGTGTCGCCCGTCGCACCGTGAGCGCCCTGAGGACCCACCGCACCCTGCGGACCCTGCGGTCCCGTATCGCCTTGCGGCCCGATAGCACCCTGAGCGCCCGTAGCACCCTGCGCACCAACGGCGCCCTGCGGACCGGTGTCCCCCGTAGCGCCGACAGCGCCCTGAGGACCGACCGAACCCTGCGGACCAGCAGGACCCGTATCGCCCGTGTCGCCCTGAGGTCCCTGAGGACCGATGGCCCCCTGAGGTCCCTGAGGACCCTGAGCGCCGGTAGCCCCGGTGTCTCCTGTGGACCCGGTAGCACCCTGCGGACCCTGCGCTCCTTGCGGCCCCTGCGGGCCTGTAGCACCCTGAGGACCAGCGGCACCCTGAGCACCGGTAGCGCCCTGAGGACCGGTCGGACCCTGAGCGCCTGTAGCGCCCTGCGGACCGATCTCGCCTTGCGGACCCGTGGAGCCTTGTGACCCTTGCGGGCCGACTGAACCCTGCGGCCCTTGCGGACCGGTAGACCCCTGAGGACCGGTCGCCCCGACCGCACCCTGAGGACCTGTGGCACCTTGCGAACCCGTAGCCCCCTGTGGGCCTGCCGCTCCCTGAGGGCCGGTTGGACCTGTAGGGCCTTGCGGACCCTGTTCACCGGTCAACGCCAATACCAAAATAACCTCGTGGTTGTTGGCGAACCCGGTTGTTCCGGTGCCGCCACTAGCAACCAGCGTCACAGGAAACACCCAATACGTCACCTGATTAGTTGGCGTGCCGGACACTTCCCACCGTTGGAAGTTGTCGGACAACGAAGCGTCCTGAATCACGAAAGTGTCGCCGTCGTTCAACAAGCCAAGAAAAATATCAACGTCAAAGCCGTCTTTGTCAATGTGACTGACGTGAATTGCCGTCGCTGACGTTTGCGTAGCGTTGTTGTAGAGCAGAT